TACGTCATTGAGCAAACCACGCAGCGTGATGCCTTCCTGGCTAGCGGTGTGGTGCAGCCCATGGCGGAGCTGAATGCTACTGAGGGTGGTGACTTTATCAACGTCCCCTTCTGGAAAGCCAACCTGTCTGGCGATTTCGAGGTGCTGACCGACAGCACTTCGCTGACACCCGGCAAAATCACTGCTGACAAGCAAGTCGGTGTGATCCTGCACCGTGGCCGCGCTTTTGAGGCTCGTGACCTAGCGGCTCTTGCTGCTGGTGCCGATCCCATGGCCGCCATCGGCGCCAAGATCGCTGACTACGTTGCCAACCAGCGCCAAAAGGACCTGCTGTCCTGCCTTGGCGGTGTGTTCGGCAGCCTGGGCTCCACCTCCAGCTCTGCTGCTTTCTTTGGCCTGACCATTGACGGCGAGTCTGGTGATACCCCCACCACGCTGAGCCCCCGTCACGTTGCGGAAGCCCGCAGCCTGCTGGGTGATCAAGGCGACAAGCTGGCCGCTGTTGCCATGCACTCCAAGGTCTATTACGACCTGGTCGAGCGCAAGGCAATCGACTATGTCAGCACCCTTGATGCACGTGGCACCACCACTACTCAGTCCGGTGGCAGCCTTGCTGGCGCTTACGGCAATCCCACAGTCCCCACCTACATGGGTCTGCGAGTGATCGTGTCTGACGATGTGCAGACTGAAGGCAGCGGCAGCTCGACTGAGTACGCCACTTACTTCTTTACCCAGGGTGCTGTTGCTTCCGGCGAACAGCTCGCAATGCAGACCGAAACCGATCGTGACATCCTCGCCAAGAGCGATGCCATGTCGATCGACCTGCACTACTGCTACCACCCCGTTGGTGCCAAGTGGGGCGTAACTACCGCCAACCCGACTCGCGCTCAGCTCGAGACGGTTGGCAACTGGTCGAAGGTGTACGAGCTGAAGAACCTCGGCATCGTGCGCGCCACCAACACCTCTAACTTCGATTGAGGTAACTAACCATGGCACAACCTTCCCAGTTTGAACTGTCCACAGAGCAGTACATCGTTGCTGACCACTACATCGCCTCTTCGGTGGCTGATGTGCAGTTCTTCACCGCTCCGGTGAAGTGCCAAGTGGTTGCAGTCCGTGAGGTGCATGCTACCGCCGGTAACGATGCTGGCGCTGTCACTGGCACGATTCGTCGTTGCCAAGGCACCGAAGCTGCTACCGCTGGCGATGACCTGCTCAGCGCCACGATCAACTTCAAGGGCACTGCCCTGACCGAGCAAACCCCTGCTCTGACCACCACCAACGGAGACCTGATCCTTGAGGCTGGCAACCGCCTGGCTCTGGATGTCACCGGCACCACCACCACCCTGGCTGGTGTGATCATCACCGTGCTGCTTAAGCGCGTCTGATGGGGCTGTTCGCTTTTCGGCGACTGCGTGAAAAGGAGGCTGCCTCTACGGAGGTGGCCTCTCTTTCTATGCCAGAGCCTAAACTAGATATACCGGAGCCTGACGATGCCAATAGCAATCGTGGCCACGCCAGGCGCGGCCGACGCAAACAGTTACCTGACGCTGGCAGCAGCGCAGGCGATCATTGACGGCTTTGTGCAGGACGCTGATGTCACAGCATGGGCATCGGCTACGACTGACCAAAAGAACCGTGCATTATTTACCGCAACGCAACGGCTAGACCGTGAACGGTACCTTGGCGCACGTGCAACCGATACACAAGCACTGCAGTGGCCACGCACTGGCGTGCGCAAGCCTGACACCTACATCAATACCTACGCGGTAGGGTTTCCGTTCCGTATCACGACGGACTACTTTACTGATACCGAGATCCCAACGCAGATCCAGTACGCACAGGTGGTGCTGGCAACGTACCTGAACAACAACCCGGACGGGCTTGGCCTGAGCGGACTGGAAGATTACAAAAATGTGAAGATCGGCAGCATTGACGTGACGCCTAACCTTGGCTATGGCGCTGTTGGCGCCGACAAGGTGCCGCCAATTATGGAGCGATACCTGACAGGGCTTAGAATCAGTGGACCGGGCAATTTCTCCATCCGCAGGAGCTAACCATGGACGAGTACAGCATAGGTTTTGAGTACATCAGCGATACTGCTGCCCATACCGGTAGGTTTTACAAGCTATATGCAGTTGCCGATGCTGTGATTAGCACCGCGACGGTGCAAAACGCAACCGGCAATGCGTTTACGTCGGTTCCGCTGGGGGCTGGAGATGAAATCGAAGGCGTGTTTACCAGCGTGACCCTGGCTAGCGGCAAAGTCATCGCTTACAGGATCTGACCATGAGTGATCCCAATTTCTTTGGTATTGATTATTCGATAGGGGCAACCTTTATCGGTGACAGCACAACACGAACAGGCCGTTGGGGCGCGATTCACTTCACGACCAATACCCAGATTGATACCATTATTGCTCAGAACTACGACGGCAGTACATTATCTGGTCAGTCGTTCGGTGCTGCAACCACGCTGTATGGCGTGTTTACCAGCATCAAGCTACAGAATGGCCACTGCGTTGCCTATAAGCTCTAATGGCACTTGCTAGTCCGCTACGGAAGGTTGCCAGCAAGCTGATGGCAAAGTTTGGCGGTGTTGCAACGATCCGCAGCGTGACGGTTGGCGCGTACAACACCACTACTGGCGCAGCGGCTGAGACAACAACAGACACCACAGTGCGTGGTGTGTTGGAGGATGTACGACGCAGCGAGGTGAATGACCTGGTGCAGCAAGGCGATAAGCGGCTGATGATTGCAGCGGCTGATCTGGCAAGTGCACCGACAACGGCTGACCGGATCGTCATCAGCAGCCGCAGCCTGCAGATCATTGAGGTGCGCACCATCGAGCAGGACAACACGGCGATCACCTACGAGTTGATTCTGAGAGACTGATGGCACGTACCATCCGCATTGCAGACATCGGCGACTACGCAAGTCAGCAGTATGAAAAGCTGCTGCGCGTTGCGGTGCTGGAGACCGACAGCCGCCTTAAGTTGGCCAGCCCCGTTGATACCGGCAGGTTCCGCGTTAGCTGGCAGGTTGGCGAGAATGCAGCACCAGGCGGGCAGGCGCCAGAAGGTAGTTACACGGTCATACCGCCACTATCACGGATTGGTTACGGCCAAGAGAAGGTAGGCAACGTCTACAGCGTTCATAACAACCTGCCATATGCCGAGCCGTTGGCCAATGGCAGCAGTAAGCAAGCACCATCAGGCTGGGTGCAAAGCATCGCCAAGGACATCCAAGGGTTTGTCCGCGTCAACGCAGGCCGCATCGGCAGGGAATCATGAGCAGCACCTACAACGACGTCCGCGCTGCCATTGAAGGTCGCATCGCTACACAGATGGCGCTAAGCCCGGCATACCCGGTCAGTTACCAGAACGTTCCGTTTAGTCCACCTAACAACAGCCCATGGCTGCAGGCATTCATCCGCTTTGGCGATAATGCCTATGCAACGCTGCTGCCAACCGGCAGCGCTGGCTTTAACCGGCAAACCGGTACGCTTGTGGTAAATATCTTCACGCCCGTCGGCGCTGGCGCTGGTGCAAACTTCACCATTGCCGAGCGTGTCAAGGACCTGTTTGACCGGGCAAAATTCAGCAGCATTATTTTTGATGCTGCATCTGGGCCATCGCAGGTAACGCCAGCATCACCTGAGCCGTACTATCAAACCCAAGTTGTGATGACCTTTGAAGTGTATGTAGACTGACGCCAGCCAACTACCGTCCATAACATGGCTGTTACAGTTTTGTCCGGTACGTCCGGCGCCCTTTACTACAAGCCCGCCGGCACTACTGGTACCTTCAACGAAGCTGCCGTCAACGTTGGCACAGATACCATCACCGTTCAAACTTACCTGAACCTGAAGGCTGGAGATCCTGTCAAGTTTCGAGTGGTCAATAGCCAGACTGGTGGGTCCGGGGTTGGCACCCTGCCTTCACCGATTTCGGCTGCCACCACTTACTACGTCCTGAGTTACGCCGCTGATACCGGTGCGCTGACCGTCTCGACTGCTGCTGGTGGCACGATCCTCCCGATCACCGACGATGGCAGCGTGGCGTCACCGAATGAGTTCGAGGTGTATTACGCCGATTACGCAGCCGTTGGTCAGGTGCAATCCTGGTCGTTTGAGATCAGCCGCGCTGAGATCGACGTTACCACCATCGGTCAAACCGCTGGTCAGTACGCACCGTTTAGGACTTACATCCCTGGCTTTGCGGATGGCACCGGTACTGCTACCGTCTACGTGACCAACGAGGACACAGCACTGTCCAACCGCATGGTTGAGGACGTGCTGCAGCGTCAGCAGGTCGGTTGCGCGTTCAAGCTGTACACCGACAAGGCAGCGACAGAAGCACTGAGCCGCAGCATCAGCATGGATGCCGTGTTGCTTACTGCTAGCCTCAACATCAACCCAGACGATGCGCAACAGGTGGAGATCACATTCCGCCCAACCGGTGCGCCATCGTTTGACTTCAGCACGAGCGCTTGATGTCCACCGCACTTGCACGCCTGAAAAAGGCAGCTAATCTGACGCCTTCTAAGCGAACTGTTGTTCTCAATGACGGCAGCGAGTTTGAGTTTTACGCGACGCCGCTAACCATGGCCGAACGTGAGCGGGCGCAGAAGATGCCTGGCGGCGATGAGACCAATGGCTTTGCCCTGAATCTGCTTGTTACTAAAGCAGTGGATGATACAGGCCAGCGGTTGTTCCAGGCCGGTGAAATTGCCGAGCTGAAGAATGAGGTGCTTGATAGTGACCTGCAGGCTATGATGCTTGCGATCATTACAGAACCGGAGGCTACCGAAGAGGTAGACATGAAAAGCCCTCAAGGTAGAGCTAAAGCGCGATAACCTGCTGATGCTGCAGTTAGGTGTAGCTAAAGAACTGGGCTACACCTTGACACGGCTTAAATCAGAGCTGACCATAGAGGAGCTTCTTCTGTGGTCGGCTTACTTTGATTTGATCAATGAAGAGCAAGAACGTAGAATGAAGCAACACCGACGGTAGGCCGTGTCTGTCGTAGCAAACGTTGCTATTAACGTTGACAGCCGCGCAGCCGTTTCAAAGCTGCGTGACGTTCAGTCGCAGGCCGGCGCAACGCAGCGTGCATTTGATGGCCTTGGCGCCGCTGTTGGCAAGTTAGCGATTGCATTTGCTGGCATACAGGCGGTTAAATTTGTTTTTGCTAAGACTGCAGAACTAGAAAGCCAAACCCGCAGCTTGCAGGTATTAACCGGCAGTGCACAAAAAGCTAAGCAGATCATTCAAGAACTGCAGCAACTTGGCGCGGTAACACCGTTTACCAGCACTGAGCTGATTGATGCGGCAAAGCGGCTGCAGGCATTTGGCGTTGAGGCAAACAACGTCGTCGAGACCACTAGAAGGCTGGCCGACGTAAGCGGTGCTACCGGCGCTGAACTGCAGGGCCTAGTGACCGCCTACGGCCAGGTGCAGGCCAAGGGTCGGCTGCAAGGTGAAGAGCTACTGCAGTTCCAGGAGCGCGGCGTAGCGCTGCAGGCAGAACTCCGCAAGATGTATGGCCTATCTGGAGATGAGTTTCAGAAGGCACTAGAGAAAGGCCGCATCAGTGCCAAGGCTGTTGAAGTAGCGATTCAACGCCTAACCAGCGCTGGCGGCAAATACGCCAATGGTGCCATTGCGCAAAGTGATACGTTAAACGGCAAACTATCAACACTGCAAGACTCATTTCAGCGACTAGCCCAGAACATAGGCAGATTCTTTGAGCCTGTTTTCAAGTTTTTACTAGATGGCATCAATGCCTTTCTGGAAAGGGTAAGCAGTGCGTCTGCAATGCAAGCCCAAGCCAGGGCTTATCAGCAAGCAGGCGAACGCACACGTGCAAGATTTGGCGCGCGTGTAATGAATCCGTTTGATACGGAAGTACAGCAATATAGGCAGCGGCTAGAAAAGTCATTAACTAAAACAGAGATGGGAGCAATTGCTCCATCGTTTAAACCTTCGGGAGCAATTGGCGCTGCACCTAAACTGCTTGCCCCATCCAGCGGTGGCGGTGGCGGATCAAATAAAGCAGCACGTGAAGCTGAACGTGCTGCTGAGGCTGCCGCAAAAGAGCAAGAGCGCGTGTCGCAGGTGATCCGCGATCGCTTGGCAGAAGGCCAAATGATGCAATTGAGATCAACTATACAAGATCAAATTGCCGCGGCCGAGATGGCCGGCAATGAGCAGCTTGTGATCAGATTAAAAGGACAAGAAAAGCAGCTAGATATTGAATACCGCTACGCTCAATTACTGGCGCAGGAAAAAGACATCAAGGCGCAAGAAGCAATTATCTATGTAGGCAACACCGAGCAAGTTGCTAACCAAAGGGAGATACAGCGCGAGTTGAATCAACTGCAAAATGAAAGTGCGCGTAATCAAATTGCAGCGCTACAGGCACAGGTTGGACTGCAGGCGCAACTGACAGAAGGCCAAAAGCGTATGGAGCAATTGCGGACAGAGTTTGCTCAGCTTGCAAATCTTGAGAGCATCTCTATTACTGCAGCAGATAATATCGGCGGCGCATTTGGTCGGGCGTTCCAAGAGATTGTCAACGGTTCAGCAAGTGCACAAGAGGCACTAGCCAAGATGATGCAAAGCATTGGCGAAAACTTTGTCAATATGGCCGTGCAAATTATTGCGCAGCAAACCACGATGGTGATTCTGGGTACCATCTTGAAGGCCCTAGGCATCGGCGGCGCAGGTGGCGGCGGCTTTTCATATCAAGGCGTGACCGGTAATCCTCTTGGAGCTTCAAACATTACGGGAGGCTTTACGGCTACGCCATTCAGCACCGCCGGACTGGGTTTCCGTGCCAACGGCGGCCCCGTCTCTGCTGGTGCTCCTTACGTCGTTGGTGAGCACGGCCCCGAGCTGTTTGTACCTGGTGGCAGCGGCAGCGTTGTTTCTAATAGCAACTTGCGTAGCGCAATGGGAGCTGCACCCGGCAGCAATGGCTCGCCGGTACTCAATATGAGCTTCCAAACAACCAGCATCGGCGGCGTAGAGTACGTCAGTAGAGAGCAACTAGAGGCGGCCATGGCCGAAACCCGCCGCCAAGCCACACGCGATGGCGCCAGCCGTGGCATGTCCATGACCCTGGATCGCATCAAGCAATCCCCGCAAACCCGTAGCCGCATCGGTATCCGCTGATGGCAACGTTCCCGCCGATCACACCAACAGGCCGCAGCTTCCGCCCTGGCGTGTACCCGCAAAAAACGTACCGCGCCCTTAGCGGTGCAGTCGTCAAGCGCACCTACGGCAATTCGCCCTACGGCGCCCAGCTTGATCTGGAATTTGACAACATCCCAGACGCAACAGTGGTAACCCTGCTGGATCACTACCGCAGCCAAACCGCTGCCAATAGCCGCTTTACCCTTAGCGCCAGCGTTACCTCTGGCATGTCAAGCACCCTGGCAGCCCGCGCTAATGCCAGCATCGACGGCCTACGCTGGGAATATGCCAACCCGCCAGAGGTGCAAACCGTTCGCCCTGGCTATAACAATGTCCGCGTGAGCCTTGCTGGCGAGATCCGCAATCCACGTCTTGACGACTGATGGACATCCGCATCTGTCAGTTCTTTGATCTGACCACCAGCAACGGCAACCGGCACCTGTTTCAGAACTACTACGCCAACGAAAACAAGACCTACGGAGGCCGCACCTACTCGTTCGCTCCGTTCCGCGCTGAGGGTGCCATCGCCAGCCTCAACGGCGAGAACAACATCCTGCAGATCCTGTTTCCCAATCTGGAGATCGGTGTTGTCATGCTCCAGGCCGGCGACGGCAACCGCCTAAGCACACTGGAGCTAACCACCGTCTGGCTCACTGCCGATGGCAGCTACACCAACAACGTGCAGACCGAGTATTACGTTGGCGTCGGCAGCAGCATCAGCGACACCACACTGGAGCTGCGGTTCCGCTCAGCTATTGACAGCGTGACGAGCAACTTCCCCAACCGCATCCTCACCCGCGAGCTGGTGGGACCGTTGCCACTTGACGCTCAGCTTGTGCTGCAGTGATCAACGTCAACGACTTGATCGGACTGACCTACGGATGGGCCCATCGCCCTGGTGACGGCAGCGACCAGACGGACTGCTTCCAGCTGGCCTGCGAGATCCACCGCCGTTTTGGCTTTGCGGACTATTCGCCGCAATTTGACTGGGTTTATAACGATTACACCGACGACAGTTTTCCGCGAATCCGTATGGCCCGCTGGCTGCTGCAAAACGGCAGCCGCCTGACCAATCTCCGGCCAGCCGCCGTCGCCCTGCTGCCCTCCGACGTTGGCGCTGCCCTTGGCACCGTGATGGAAGACGGCAGCACTGTTTTTATTGGTCCGGCTCATAATGTAGTAAGGGCCCAATTGCCAGAAGGCACCGGCCAACTCTTCTGGATGGAGCGATGACCCGCAAGCTGCTGCCCTACGAGCACGACCTCATCGCTGCCCTTGGTGTCACCAAAGAAGAGTATCTAGATTTTCTTGCTGTCCAGCAAGCATATACCGACGCAAAAGAAGGCACAGTTTTTGATGTCCGCAATGATCCGGTCAGCATTGTTCTTGCTGTCATTGGCATCATTTTTCAAGTTGTTTCGGTTCTGCTAACCCCACGTCCCGAGATCCCATCCATCTCAGCAGCTGGTGGCGAACGCCAAACCCGTGAGCAGCGGTTTTCGCCACGGTTTGGTTTTAACAGCGTCCAAGAGCTTGGCAAGTACGGCGACACTGTTCCGCTGGTTTACACCGACCGCTCCAGCAGCGGCAACCCCAACGGCGGCGTCCGCGTCGCTGGTGCCCTGCTCTGGTCTGCTGTCCGCAGCTACGGCAGCAACCAACTGCTGCAGATGTTGATGCTGCTGACCGGTGGCGCCATCACCCGGATCGATCCTTTGAAATCTGCCTTCGGTCAAACGGTCATCACTGACCTGATCGCCCAGAACAAATGGATCTACTTCAACGACAACGCCACTGGTGCATTGCGTTGGATTGATGAGCTGAATTCCACCAGTGACGCCGACCCCACCAAATACGGCGGCGCCAACGACAACCCCTACCGGCTGCAACCTGCCGTCAGCAATACCCGCGTAGACGGCTTCAGCCAGGCGTATTCGCCCAGCAGCTCGAACATCTTCGGCGCTTATAGCCCTGTCCCGATCAACGTCAACACCTACCTACGCAACGAAGCAAACGACAAGGGCTCTCGCAACATCGAGATCTATGCCAATGGGCAAGGCTTGACTAATAACGGATGGGCTTCTGCTTTGGCATCCATTCCCCTTGGCCAGACACTGCAGCTGCAGTTCAAGTCAACCGGCAACCCGCCAGCAGGCACCGCCTTCGACGATGACCTAGTGCGTAGCGCCATGGACACTCGCCGGACACTGGCCAGCGTGTTTGACGATGCTGGCATCTTCAAGCTGGGCTCTGCTCGTTACCGCATCAGCCGCATCACTGGCACCACCACCGACGAAGGCGATTTCTTTGTTGACCTGGTCTGCATCGAGGCTGGCCGCGCACCATGCCTGCCGTACTCCTATGCCGACATAACGGACACTGCCGCCGATTACAAGTCTCAACCACAGTTCGTCAACAACCAGCAACTCATTGACCAGTTACTGGCCGAAGACGGCAGGAACAGCGTTGGCGCACCAGCAGATGCAAGCCTTCCCGCAGATCAACGGTTTTCCGTCAACACAGCCAACGACCTGTTGCGCTCTGGCCAGATCTGGACGCTTGCAACCAAGACTGGCACAACCTTTGCTCGCGGTTCAACCTTAAATGTGTCCACGCAGTACTACGCCTTCAAGCGCAACCTAACGGACGCGGAAAAGGCAGCCCTAGGTCAGTTCAGCACTGCTCAGGCCGTAGCAACCGTCGGCAGCGACGACCTGTTCTACCTCAAGGCCATTGCCCGCGTCGAAGAGGCGTCATACACAACGGTGTCGCCCTGCAACATTGCCGACATCGCCCTTAAGGCGCAGGTTTACCGCCGCATCTCTGGCAGGCAGCAGACATACGGCAGCGAACGCCGTGCCGGCTATGCCATCAGCGACAACGGCACCCAGCAGCGGGTGTCCATGTTCCTGCTGCATTACCGCATCGCCGGTGGTGCATGGAGCACAGCCCCTGGCATCTTTGCCATCCGCCGCGCAGCTGAGCAGGATAACTTCATCTACATCAAATTCAACGGCGGCGCCACCGCCCAGAACTGGCAGTTTCGATTGGAGCCCGTCGTGGATCCACTGGCCGAAATCGCCAAACACAGCTTCATGCGCCAGTCCAACGGCACTGTCCGGTATTTCTACCTACAGAATTCAGGCAATGCCGCGACGCTGAGCCTTGGCGCTGGTCGTGAGTTGTACTTCACCGGCTTCACGCAAAACAGTCAACCGAGCGGCCTGCCGCCACTGAACGACTCACCCAACGGCACCAACGAATGGGACTGGTTCAACCTTGATGCCGACACCCAACTGCAAACCTCGTTCGAACGCGGTCCCGAGATGGGCATCACCGCCGTTAGCGAGCAACTAACGCAAAATTTTGCATCCACGCTGTACGCCAACTTGGCGCTGATCGGCTTCAACGTGTTCAGCGGCAAAAGCCTGCAGGACATGCGCTCGTTTTCTGCCTTCGTCACTGGTGGCAAACCAGTACGCCGCATCCGCACATCCGGCAACGACGAAAACAACAACACATGGGGCAGCCCGACTTACCGCTACTACCCCGTCACGCCCAACGGCCCAACCAGCTTTGCGCCCGACATCTTCTTAGATACCATCCTCGACGCGCAGGACGGCATCGGCAACTACGCCAAGATCAACGGCATCGACCTGCGCCAACTGGCAATCAGCAAGCGGTTTTGCCAGGCCAATAACCTGTTCATGGATGTGCTCATTGCTGACCGCCAGAACTGGCGCAGCTTCTGGGCGAGCAATGCACCGTTCAGCTTGCTGGAGTTTGCCCGCATCGGCGGCCGCGAAACCCTGATCCCCAGCGTCCCCTATAACCCGGCCACTGGTGCGCTTCAGCGCCAGATCCAAGTGACCGCTTTGTTCAACCAAGGCAACATCCTTGAGGACAGCTACAAGGAAGAGTTTCTGGACTACGACGCCAACGTCCAAGACATCATCGCCACCATCATCTACCGCGCCCTTGACAGCAATGGCACCTTTGCCGTCAACCGCTCGATCACGGTGCAACGCCGCGACACCAACGCAGCCAATGCCATCTTGCAGTCATTCGACGCATCAGCTTTTGTCACCAGCGAGGCCCAGGCCATCCTGTTCGGCAAGCTGATGTGCAACACCCGCCGGCACGTTCGCTCGGCCATCGAGTTCAAGACCTATCCCACCACAAGCCCGATCTCCCCTGGCTCGTACATCTATGTGGACATCGGCCACAACGCATGGGACGGCATCACCACTGGCGTCATCGGCCCTGGCGGCAAGTTGAATGCCCCGGTGGATAATGTCGCCCGCAACGGCAGCTACTCGTTCCTGCTGTACCAAAGCGGTAGCGGCGTACTGCAAACCACCGCCACCGTGAGCAATGGCGTTGCGCCAGCACTGGCACCACGCGAAGGCTGGCTCTATGTCATCGGCACCAAGGTAAAATCCTGTCGCGTCTACCGCGTCAACGAGGTGCAGATGGACGAGGAAGGCGAGGTGACTATCCGCGGCACAATTTTCCCCTGTGATGCTGCTGATAACTCGCTGATTGCAGATTTCAGCGACGGCCTGTTTACTATCCAACGCTAGACTGACACCATCAAGCTACGCCTACCATGGCCTTCTTTACCGGGCGCACTGGTGCGCTGTTCCTGACCTCTGTCGGCAGCGGCGGCGTTAGCCCCAGCGTTACCGAGCAAGCCCTGAAGCTGCGTGACTGGTCACTGGAGACCAGCCTGGAACTGCTCGAAACCACAACCGTCGATACCGCCGTCAAGAGCTATACCCCTGGTGCCGTCAGCTCGACCGGTAGCGCCACTGTCCTGTACTACCGCCGCGAAGGCACCACCAGCACCGAGCCCGGCGTGCAGTTCGACCAGTTCCTGAATCGCATTATGAAG